TAATTGAGTTACAAAAAGAAAATAAATCATTTGATGGTTCAGATTCAAAAATGATGAATATTTTTTCTGATGGAACATTAACTATTTTAGGAAGTTCTATGAGACCAAATTTTAAAATTAAATTCAATGATCTTTGGCCTTACAGTTTAACTTCTTTGGATTTTGATGCTACAAATACTGATATAAATTACTTTACAGCAGAAGTAAATTTCAAGTATACTATTTACAATATAACAGATTTGAATGGAAATCCATTATGAGTATTAGTTTAGAGATGATTCAAAAAATGTGGGAAAGTGATTCGAAAATAGATATAGACAATTTACATACAGAATCTTTAAAAGTACCATCTCTTCACGCAAAATATTTTGATTTATATAATAATATAATTCTTCTTAAGAAAAAAGCAGAACAACAAAAAAGTAATATAAGACACGAAAGATATGAATATTATTCTGGAAAGGCAGACCCTGAAGTTTATATCGAGTGTCCATTTCCAAAGAAAATTAGAGATAAAGATACAATGCAAAAGTATCTTGATGCTGATGAAAAATTATCTTCTGTTATTTTAAAAATAGACTATTACAATATTATGATCGATTACCTCAATGATATTTTGAAAATGTTACATAATAGAACATATCAAATTAAAAATTCAATCGATTATCAAAAATTTATGTCTGGATTGGGTTAATAAAAATATTATCAAATAATTCAAATAAATACTCATAGTATAATGAGTATTATGAGTGATGTAATTATTGAAAAGAAAAATGAAGTATTTTTAAAACTTCATTGTGAACCACATATTTTATATGAACTTCAACCATATTTTACTTTTGAAGTAGAATCTTCAAAATTTATGTCCCAATATAGAAGTAAACATTGGGATGGAAAAATTCGTTTGTTAAGTACTCATACTGGAGAAATATATGTTGGATTACTTGACAAAATAATTGAAAAACTTTCTACACACAATTACACATATGAATTTAAAGATAATAAATTTTACGGAACTCCATTTGAAGTAAATGAAGGTATTTCAATTGAAGGTGTAACAGATTATATGAAATCTATATGCTCTTATAGCCCTAGAGATTATCAGATAGATGGAGTATGTGATGCTTTAAAGCATAATAGAAAATTATTGATAAGTCCAACTGCATCAGGAAAAAGTCTGATGATTTATTCCCTCGTGCATTATTATATGAATAAAGGTAAAAAAATTCTTGTAGTTGTTCCAACGACAAGTTTGGTAAGTCAATTATATAAAGATTTTGAAGATTATGGTATGGATTCTCAATCATGTTGTCATATGATTTATTCTGGAAGAGAAAAAAGTAGTAATCATCCTATCACAATTGCAACTTGGCAGTCAATTTATAAATTAGATAAAACATTTTTTAATGACTATGATGTAATTATTGGTGATGAAGCACATCAATTTAAATCGAAGTCATTAATATCAATAATGACTAAACTTCACAATGCAAAATATAGATTTGGTTTTACTGGTACTTTAGATGGATCTCAAACTCATAAATGGGTATTGGAAGGTCTTTTTGGTCCTACTTATAAAATTACAAGAACAGAAGAATTGATGAAACAAGGACATCTTTCTCAACTTGATATACGTTGTATTGTTCTTAAACATTTACCCCAAAAATTTGAAACTTATGAAGATGAAATTCAATATTTAATTTCTCATACACAAAGAAATAAATTTATAACAAATCTTACTCTTGATTTAAAAGGTAATACTCTTGTTTTATTTTCTAGGGTAGAAACTCATGGAGCAATCTTATTTGAAAATATAAATAAAAATAAGAGGGGTGAAAGAAAAGTGTTTTTTATACATGGTGGAGTAGATACTGAAGAAAGAGAATTAGTTAGAGAAATTACAGAAAGAGAAAATGATGCAATTATTGTAGCTTCTTATGGAACATTTAGTACTGGTATAAATATAAAAAATCTACATAATGTAATTTTTGCATCACCAAGTAAATCTAGAATAAGAAATTTACAATCAATTGGAAGAGTTTTAAGAAAGGGAAAAAATAAAACAAAAGCAACTCTTTATGATATTTCTGATGATTGTACTTATAAATCAAGAAAAAATTATACTCTAAATCATCTGATTGAAAGAATTAAAATATATGCAGAAGAAAACTTTAAATATGAAATAATTACTGTACCACTTAAAAAAAATGATTGAAGAAGATTTTTATTGCACCCTTAAACTTAAGACTGGAGAAGAAATATTTGCTAAAGTAGCAGCATCAGAAGAGGAAAATAGAACACTATTAATTGTTTCTAATCCTATTATTGTTTCTGAATTTAAATTAAGAACTGGTGCTACTGGCTATAAAATAGAACCTTGGTTAAAAACAACAACTGAAGATATGATTATACTTAATTTGGATGACATAATTACTATGTCTGAATCATCTGATATTGAAATGATAATGATGTATCAATCTTTTATTAGACAATTAAATAAACAAAAAACAAATCAATCAAAAATAACCCGTGAAATGGGTTACATAGCTAATGTAAATGATGCTAAAGATATATTGGAGAAGATATATAATAGATCAGAGTGACCCCTTCATTGGAGACAAAGGTAGTCTAATGTGAATCCATAAGGTTGTCAACTCCACTTGAATATGTTATTATTCATAGATAATAATGATAAAAATTCATGATAACTACAGCAATTATGACCAAAAGAAAAAGGTCAGAGCATTATGTAAATAATAAAGATTTTCTTGAAGCACTTATTAAATATCGTGAAGATGTTGAAATAAGTTTTATTAGAAAGTATGGAAATCAACCAACAAAAGATGATAGGGCAAAATCTTGGGATACAAAACCACCAATACCAAGGTATATTGGAGATTGTTTTTTAAAAATAGCAAATCACCTTTCCTTTAAACCAAATTTTGTAAATTATATGTTTAAAGAGGATATGATTTCTGATGGAATTGAGAATTCTGTTCAATATATACACAATTTTGATCCAGAAAAATCTCAGAACCCATTTGCATATTTTACTCAAATTATACATTATGCCTTTCTTCGTCGAATTCAAAGAGAAAAAAGACAAATGGAAATTAAAAATAAAATTTTAGAAAAATCAGGATTTTCCGAAGTATTTGAAGATAATTTATTTGACGGAAGTAATTATAGTGACTATAATTCAATTAAGGATAATATTTACACTAAATTGAGATATTAACTTTAAAATGAAAGTCGCTATTATTTCGGATCAGCATTTTGGGTGTCGTAAAAATTCAAAACTATTTCACGATTATTTTTTAAACTTTTATAATAAAATTTTTTTTCCGACATTGAAACAGTATGGTATTACTACTGTTATTGATATGGGGGATACATTTGATAGTCGTAAAGGTATTGATTTTTCTGCACTTTCTTGGTCAAAGAGTAATTATTATGATAAACTTTCAGAATTAAATTGTAATGTATATACTATTGTAGGTAATCATACAAGTTATTATCGTAATACAAATCAAGTAAACGCAGTAGATCTTTTACTTCGTGAATATTCAAATGTAAAAATTATCTCAGACCCAACAGAAGTTTTATTGGAAAATTTGAGAGTTCTTTTTATTCCTTGGATTAATTCTGAAAATGAAATGAAAACAATGAAAATGATTTCATCTACAAAAGCACCAGTTGTAATGGGTCATTTGGAATTGCAAGGATTTCGTGCAAATACTACAACTATTATGGACCAAGGAATGGATTCCAATATTTTCAAAAGATTCAAAAAAGTATTTTCTGGTCACTATCATACTCGTTCTGATAATGGAACTGTATTTTATCTGGGAAATCCATATGAGATGTTTTGGAATGATATAAATGATACTCGTGGATTTCATATTTTTGACACAGAAACATTGGAGCATATTCCAGTCAATAATCCATATCGTCTTTTTTATCATATTTATTATGAAGATACTCAATATCAAACATTTGATGTATCTGAGTATGAAAATAAAATTGTAAAGGTGATAGTTCGTAAAAAAACAGATGCACAAAAATTTGAAAAATTTATTGATAAACTTTATAGATCAAATATTGCCGAAATTAAAATAGTTGAAAACTTTAATAGTGAAGAACCTGAAAATTTTGAAGCACTTGAATCTGAAGACACCATTTCTATTTTGAATAGATATGTGAATGAATCTGAGGCGAACCTTGATAAGTCAGTCCTTCATAACCTCATCCAGGAGGTCTATCAGGAGGCTTGTGAGATGGTTTAGATATGTTCTTAATAACAATCAGTGGAAAGGAAAATGAAGGCGCATATTCGGTTCAGAATGAGGATGGTGAACAAATCCTTTATATCTTTCAGGAAGAGGATGATGCTGTTAGATATGCTATGATGCTTGAAGAAAATGGATTTCCAGAAATGCACGTAATTGAAATTGAAGATGAAATAATGTTAAAAACCTGCCAAATTCATGATTATCAATATACCGTGATTACTTCTGATGATATTGTAGTTCCCCCAAATACTTATTATGATTTTATTTAAAAAAATTCGTTACCGTAATTTTTTGTCAACTGGTAATCATTTTAATGAAATTGATTTTACAGAACATAGAACTAATCTTCTTATCGGTACTAATGGAAGTGGTAAGAGTTCTTTATTGGATGCCTTATGTTTTTCACTTTATGGAAAGGCATATCGTAAAATCAATAAAAATCAATTGATTAATTCTATAAATGAAAAGGATTGTAGAGTTGAGGTTGAATTTTCAATTGGAAATACTGAATGGAAAATAATTCGTGCAATTAAGCCTAATTTGTTTGAAATACAAAAAGATGGAAAATCATTAGATCAATCTGCAGTATTAGAACAACAAAAATGGTTAGAGCAAAATGTTCTAAAAATGGACTTTAAAAGTTTTACTCAGATAGTAATTTTAGGTTCAAGTAATTATATTCCATTTATGCAACTTCAATCGGCTCATCGTAGAGAAGTGATTGAGGATTTATTGGATATTAAAATTTTTTCTTCTATGAATATTGTAATTAAAGAAAAAATACGTAAAATAAAAGATGAAATTAAAACCCTTGATTTAAAAAAAGAATCCCTTTCAGATAAAGTTAAAATGCAAAATAACTTTATTGACGAACTTGAAAAACGTGAAAAGGAAAATATTCAAAATAAAAAACAAATAATTTCAAGTTTAAATCAAGAAATCAAAAATTTATTAAATGGTAATAAAATTATTGAGACTAATATTGTTGATATACAGAAAAATATTGATGAATATGCAAATTCTACAGACAAACTTAAAAAACTTGTAAACTTGAAAGGTAAGTTATCTGAAAAAATATCAATAATTGCAGAAGAACATAAATTTTTTTCAACTAATACTGTTTGTCCAACTTGTACTCAATCAATTAATGAAGAATTTAGATTAAATAAGATTGATAATTATCAAAATAAAGCTAAGGAATTACAATCTGGGTATCAGGACTTAAAACTAACAATTCAAGAAGAAGAAAGTAAAGAGAATAAATTTTTAACACTGTCAAAAGAATTAGTAAAATTTAATAATGAAATTATACAAAATCATACAAGTGTTTCTATTAAACAGAAACAAATTCAAGATATTCAATATGAAATTCAAACTATTGCCGAACAGATTGAGAACAAAAATATTGAACACGTAAAATTAAAAGAATTTGAAGATAATCTTCAACACATATATGAAGACCTTGCATCTAAAAAAGATTTAATTCATTATTATGATTTCACTTATAATTTACTTAAAGATGGTGGGGTAAAATCTAAAATTATTAAAAAATATTTACCTTTAATAAATCAGCAAGTTAATCGTTATTTGCAAATGATGGATTTTTATGTAAATTTTACTTTAGATGAAGAATTTAATGAAGAAATTAAATCTCCAATTCAAGAAGATTTTTCATATAGTTCTTTTTCTGAAGGTGAAAAGTCAAGAATTAATCTTGCCTTGATTTTTGCTTGGAGAGAAATTGCAAAATTTAAAAACTCAACTAATTGTAATATTATTTTATTTGATGAAGTTTTTGATAGTTCTCTAGATAGTGCAGGAAGTGATGATTTTCTTAAAATTATTAAATATATTTTAAAGGATACCAATGTATTTGTAATCTCACATAAAATTGGACTGGAAGATAAATTTGATGGTGTTTATCAAGCAGAAAAGATAAAGGGATTTTCTAAATTAGTTAAACTATAGATTTTTTTCTAAATACTTATATAATAAGATTCACTTATAATGATAAGTAGCAAAGTAGATGTAACAAAAATTCAATATGTGGTAAATTCTATTGCATCTAAACTTGGATTGGTGTATAGAAAAAACTACACTGTAACTGTCATACCAAAAGATTTATCTCAAGGAAAAAATATATACGAAAAAATATACACTGAACTTATTAAATTATATCCACAAATAAAAGTAAAAAAGGAAATTGATGGTAATGTTGGTAAACTGAGATTAACTGAAAATGGATATGCGTATATAAAAATACAATTAGAAAGGAGTAAAAGTAAAGTTAGTAGTGTATTAAAACCTGGTGAAGCATATGAATTATATTTTCATTCTGTGATAGTTGATGAACTCAATAAACTTAAAGAATTAAGAGAAGAAATGGATGGAGTTCCTCCTCAAATATTTGATATGTATAATAATTTAACTCTAAACCTATATGGTGGAGGGAAAAAAATATCAATAGGACCTATAAAATCAGTAGATAAAGTTGGCCAAAGTTTAAAAAAACCTGATATTTTAATAACAACTAAAGCTGGTAAAGAAGTTACTTTATCGTTAAAACAAGGTAATTTTTCATTTTGGAGTAGTGCAGATACATATCAAAATATTCCTTTACAAGTTTTGAATGATACTTTAAATAAAGGAATAGTATCATTAAAAAGCTCTTCAAACCAGCCAGTAATTTTTGATAATGATATAAAGGGGATAAGAGTCCCAGCAACTATAGATGAAATTAAAAAATATTGTTTTGGTGGATCTGCAGGAGTTGATTATATCATCATAAATGCGGGATTGACGAATGTTAGTCATAATGTAATTAGTATGAGTGGGATTAATATATACAAAAATAATAATTATGCAGACTTATCAAGAATAAAATCTGATGTGTATTTGGTAATAAAAACAGATACAAAAAGAAACGCAAGATCTCTATCTCCATATAAAGGTCTTTCAATTACTTTTACAAATAAAAGTCATGCATTTGATCCAAGGAATAAATATGTAGATGGAGTTAGATAAATCAATAAATACCTATAAACACTATAAGATGAAGAAGTTTTCCCAATTTATACTAGAAGCAAAAGAAACAAGAGCATCAGAGCAAGCAAAAAAGCTTGGTCTTGTTGGAGACGGTCATGGTGATTGGTATAATTCTCAGGGAGAATTCGTGGCAAAAACAGTTGAGGGGCAACTTAAATTTTTTAATAAAGGGCAAAGAGTAGGGCAAAGAGATATTCCACCAAAGGTCGGTACACCAAATCAAGCTCAAGTTGCAGGTCAGATTCAACCGCAGGCATCCCAAAAAGTTCCTTCTATTCAAAATGGGAAAAGGGCTGTAGAAGAACTTCCATCTGAAGATGAATATGTAACAGTTGTATTTGGAAGATTTAATCCACCGACAAAGGAGCATAAGAAATTATTTTCAACCGCAGATAGAGTCTCTTTAGGGGGAGAGATAAGAATTTATCCATCGAGAACTCAAGATTCAAAACAAGATCCATTAAATCCTAATAGAAAAATTTACTATATCAAAAAAATGTTTCCTGAAATTGAAGATGAAATTATAAACAACCCAGAAATGAAAACAGTATTTGATGTGTTAATGTCTGCAAATGAGGATGGGTATGTGAATGTAAATATTGTAGTTGGTTCTGATCGCCAATCTGAAATTCAAAATCTGGCAAATAAGTATAATGGTAAATATTATGAATTTAAAGATATAAGAGTTTTTCCAAGCGGTAATTTTGATGCTGAAAAGGATATATCTGGTGTTTCATCTGGAATGTTAAGAAGAGCTGCAGCAGATAATAACTTTAGGGAATTTAAGCGAGGAATGACAAAAACAATGGATGAAAATGATAGTAGAAAATTATTTAATGAAATCAGAAAGGCTATGGGATTTAAAACATCCATGAAAGAAAGTTATAATCTTTGGGAAATTGCTCCAGAACTTGACTTTAAAAATTTAAGGGAAAATTATATTAAAAATGAAATTTTTAAACTTGATGACATAGTAGAAAATACAAATAGTGGGTTAGTTGGAAAGGTAATTCGTAGAGGAACAAATTATTTAATTTGTGTTACTGAAGATGATGTTATGTTTAAATCTTGGATTAAAGATTTAGCTGAATACAGTGAAGTTAAAATGAATCAAATGTATAGAGAACCTGGAAAACCTAATACTCTTGCTGGAACTGATGGTTATTTGAAGTATGCAATAAAACAAACTCCAGGTTCTACTTTAGGTAGTGAAAATATTCAGTCTGGAGGTAAATCATTTCTATCAAAATTTATAAATAAGTATAAGAAAGAAAAATTAAGTACTTATTAAAATGTCTATTTCTAAAAGATCTTTAATAAATGAATTAGAATATAATGATTGTTTAACTGAAGGTAAAAAATCAAAACCAGATTATCTTGATTTTGATAATGATGGTGATGAAATTGAATCTATGAAAAAGGCATTAAAAGATAGAAAAAAGAAAATTAAAGAAGAGTTGGTTGGAGATCAGACTAAAATTGATGTAGCAGCTCCCTATGGAAAATTAACTTCATCTGATTTTAAAGAACTTCGCAAAAAAAAGGCAAAAAAAAGAAGTGTAAAGGAAGGATATTCAAATTGGAGAGAAGACCTCTCTGAAATTGTCGAAGTACTTAATAAAGACAAAAATGACAAAAAAATAAAAGAAAAGTCAGTAAATAATAAAATTATTATTAACCCAACAATTGATATGGGTGATGGTGTAAGAGAATCTGTAGAAATTCTTGGCGGAACTCTTCTTGAAATGATTGAAATTGATGAGGTTGATTATATTGTAGAGAGTGTTTATGTAGAACTTCTTGATGAAGGATATGAAGAAGATGATATTGAGGAAGCACTTGAATATGCCCTGACTGAAGCAAAAGTTACTTATGGTCACGATACTTCTAGTAAAGAAAATAGAAGTAGAAATATTTTGAGTTCAGTTGGAAGACTTGCAAGACAAAAACTTTCCAGTAAAGTTCGTGGTGCTAAGAAAATAGTTTCAGGAGCAGTTGCATCTGGAGCAAGAAGTGTTGCTAAAGGAGCATTAGGTGTTGCTCGTAAAATGGAAGGTGATAAAAAACCAAGTAAAGCACACACAAAAACAAGAAGTGCATCAACATATCGCGGTACTGGAGTTGGTGCAAAGGAAAAGGTAAGTAGTGGTTCATATACACCACCCACTAAAAAAACAAATACAACAAAACAAGAATCTAGACCAAAAGTAAAAACAAAATCAATTGAAGACCCTTGGGGTGAACCAACATCACCACCAAAAAAACAAGTTAAACCAAAGGTAAAAACTGTTACAACTCCAGTAAAATCATTAAATGATAATCAAAGGCAAGCATTAATTAGAGCTGAGCGTAGAAAGGGTGGTAAATTATCTCCAGAAGATGCACAAAGAATTGTTTCTTCAATTAAGAGTACAGAAGATAAGGCAGCAGAGTTAAGACAAAGAATGGCTGCCGCAGCTAATAAACTTGGAATAAATGAAAATAATGATGATAATACACCAGAATTGCGTTCTAGAACTGTAACTAATCCATTATCATCTGTAGAGACTGGAAAAACACGTTCCCGTAAGTCTCCTGGTGAATTAATGAGAATGTTGAATCCTGAAGGTACTAAAAAACCAAAAAAGAAAAATAAAAAGAAAAAGGTAACAGAGGAATATATTGAAGAAAGAACTTTATCTTCAAAGGAGTCTCGTGAAAAGGAAAGAATTGTAAAAAGTATGAAAAATCAACTTTCCGACTTTGAAAAAAGATATCCTGGGCGTGGTGAAGAGGTAATGTATGCCACTGCCACTAAGATGGCTAAAAAGATGGCAGAGCAATATATTGATGAAGCAAAACTTCCAAGATCTGAAAAAAAATCAAAAAAAATAGAAAAGCTTTCTGGCCCAACAAGACCAAAGCATTTAGTACAGCTTGATTTAGATCAAGCTGCATTAAAAGAAGTAGGAAGTAAAAAAAGAAGAAACCCTGAAACTGGAGGAAGGAAAACAACTAAAGTTGAACCAGCAAAGATTAATGTTAAAGGACCTGAAGGTAATGTTGTAAGAACAGTATCTACTGGAGATTTTCATAAAGAAAAATTAGGAAAAGGAGAAACTATGGATTTTTCTCCGTTGAGAGACCCATCAAAATTCAAACAAACCACAAAAGCAAATAAGTATGTAATTAATAAATCTAGAGGTGCAGTAATAGAACCAAATACCGCGAGAGGTGCATTTAGGAAATCAGTAGGAGAGGAAGTTTCTTTAGTTGAAGATAAAGGGAAAGTTGATAATAAAAGTATAATTCAACATTTGAAAAACATTGGATATAATCGTAAACGTGGAATGACCATAAAACCAGGTCATTTTACTGGAGATATTCCGGGAACTGGTTCTCCTCGAAAAAAACTTATTGCAACTAAGAAAGATATCAAAAAATATCAACCACAAAAAGTTTCTCATATTGATGATGATCCAAAAAACTTAGAGCCATTAGAAAAACATAGACAAGTTACTCAAGGTGAAAGGGGACAAACTAGAGGAACTGATCCAAAAATTCAGACTCAACTTGTTGGCTCTTTTAGTAAAAGAGGGGAAAGTAGAGAAACATCAAGAGAACATGGTAGAGTGAGAAGGTACAGTGGCGTTAGAAATCCAGGTTCTGTAACTGAACCAGTATCTACAAAAGAAGTTCAAAGAAGAGCAAGGAAAGCAAAGAGAGGTATGGGTGAAGCAGTTGAACAAACACAACAATCTACAACACAAAATCAACAGAATACATCAGCAATCAATCAAGTTTTGCAGGCAAAGCAAAAAGCAGATTTTGCTCATCAGAATCTTTCTAGGGCACAAAAAGCAGCAATTCAAAAGGGAGTTAATTTATCTTCACTTTCAGCATAATATTTTTCCTAAATAATATAGGATATACTCTAATTGGAGGTTACTATGTCTATCGTAGCATTAGTTGCTTGGGCAAAAGCAAATGAAGCTCTGATTGCAACTTTATTGTTTGCAATTTCAGAACTTCTTGGTGCTAATCCAAATGTAAAGGCAAATGGAATTCTTTCTTTCGTATTAATTCAAATTCAAACACGACTGAAGGAAAGAGGGGCTAAAGATTTAACTCCTTGATTTCACTTTAATTTTACTTAAGAGGAGACTCAAAATCTAGGGTCTCCTTTTTTTATAAATATTCATAGCAAATAATTTTTACGGGAAAAAACATGGCACTCTGGGGAAATAATGATGCTGTTGGATCTGTTGGTACAGTATCTTTAAATTATACCAGTCTTGTTGTAACTGGCAGTGGAACTAGCTTCGGACAAGCTGGTGCTGCTTCAACTGGAGACGTAATTCGTTTTGGTTCAAGAACTGGAACTTACTTTGGTGATGCAGTAATTGTTGGAATTGCAAGTACAACTCAACTTTCAATTGCATCAACAACTAATTTAAATGGAAATGCAATTTCTGGTGTTCAGTATGATATTAGTCAACTTCCAAAATATGTGATTCGTGATCCAAAATATAATCAAAGAAGTATTCAAAATAATCCATTAGAAACAACTACAGTTCAAACAAGCGTTGCTGCTACAGCAAATATAGGAGTTTCAACAGTAGCACTTGCATCTACGACTGGAATTCGCGTTGGAGATACTTTTACTAGTTTGGGAGTTACTACTTCAATTACTTCTATTGGAACAACTACAGTATCTTTTGGTTCTACTATTGGAAGTTCTCTTGCAAGTGGTTCTTCTGTAACGATTACAAGATTAAGTGGAAGATATAGTAAAAGTGTTTCTGGAGTTTCTACTGCAGGAGCTGATGCTTCTGTTTCCAATCAATATAAATTAACTCATGCTGGATGGGTTGGCATTACGAGTTATATTGATTCTGAAGGAAATTTAAGAGTTAAGACGGAAACTTTAGTTGCTATGTCTGGAATCACTACAGGAAATGCTCCAATTTATCCTCCTGTTTGATAAGATATGATTTTTAATGAGTTGAATGAAGATAATTTTTTATTATTTGCTATAAAAAATTATGAAAATCCACAAGCAATTACTAAAGAAGATTTTGAAAAAGATTTAAATCACTTCAAATATGTGAAAAGATTGCTTAAACGATACACTAGAGAAGGTGAATTAAAAACTCACCTTCTGTTGAATCATTTTATTATTCTTTATAATATATTTGGAGATGCTGCGACTCCAATGTTATTCTTTAAAATAGAAAGAGATTTGTGGCCATTTTTAAAATCTTTTGTTGTATTTTTAAATAAATTGCCAGAATACCCAAAATCAAGTATTCATAATGTAGAAATTGATGAAAGTTGTTTATCAGAACTCAATAAAATCTATGATGGAAAAGAAAAAGATTGATAAGATTATTGAAGCATTTCGTCATTACATACAACTAAAAGAAGATGGAATAATTTCTACACCAACAAACAATGTTGGTAGTGGGAATATTGCGGGCACACCCCAGGCAGATCCTGGAAATCCTCCGGTTGACTTAAGAAAAAGAAGATATAAAAATTTGAATTCTTTCTTTAAAAATTTTATACAAATTCAAAGAAGAAATATCAAAAAATAATAAATATAATTGAAACCACCTGAGTTATTTGTTTTTGGTAGTAAATTTTTAACTCATAATAAAATGTTTAACCAAAACGCTTCAGCAGACACTAAAATTGCTGTTCTCGAAGAAAGACTTTCTGCATATGAAGTTATGATGAATAAAATAGATGAAGCAATACAACTAATGGGTAAGACAAGTCAAAACATTAGTAAAATGTTGGCAGTTCATGAAGAAAAAATTGATCAGTGCAGTAAAACTGATGATTTAATTTCAAAAATGATTACTGACTTAAAAGAGGAAAGTAAAGAGCATTGTGAAGCAGTAAATACTAGAATAGAAAAAATAGAAGTTAGATTGGACGAGTTTGTAAAATATCGTTGGATTATAGTTGGTATTTTTGCAGTAGTGTCTTTTGCGTTTTCGCAATCTGGTATGGTTGTAGATATTTTGACACCAGATAATCAACCAAATTACAAGATAGAAACAAAAAGGTAATAAATATTACTAAATTTCGGGCATTAGTTCCGATGAAAAAGGATTATTTAAATATAAAGGATAATAAAAAAATATCCATTTATTACTTACAAAAATTAACAAATTCTGTCGTTAAGTGGACTGGAATATTAACCTCTCTGTGCCTTGACAGAATTAAATGATGTGCTAGGATGGATAGACCTAAAAAATTTAACTATGGACTTTATTGATACAAAATATATCAATTTAATTTCCATAAGATTGCAAAAATTTAAAAAAGTAAACTCTAATCTTTATAACTTTCGCTGCCCTCTTTGTGGTGATTCTCAAAAGAATAAAAATAAAGCAAGAGGATATTTCTATCAAGTTAAAAATAATACAAACTACAAATGTCATAATTGTGGTGTAAATATATCCTTTAATAATTTCTTAAAAGAAATTGATGTAAGTATTCATAAACAATATGTTTTTGAGAAATTTAAAGAAGGATTTACTGGTAAAAATTTCACAACCGAAGAACCAAAGCTTGATTTTAAGCCACCTATATTTCAAACTAAAATTAATCTTCCGAAGGCGTCTGAAAATAAAATAGCAAAAGAATACCTATTAAACCGAAAATTGGACCCGGATAAATTTTATTATGCTGAAAAGTTTAAGGAATGGGTTAATAGTAAAGTTCATATTTTTGATGAAAAAAGTATGAAATATGAAGAATCTAGGATCATTATCCCTCTTGTCTATAAGAAATCATTGATAGGATTTCAGGGAAGAGCACTCGGTTATTCTACAAATA